GCGGAAACCTCACCTGAGGTGGTAAATCACTCTGGGGTAGGAGGGATGAGACCCCTCGTAGACTTGCGTCTACCCTTACCTGTCCCACCAAGTGGGAGTGGTCACTAACCAGTTCACTGCCGTGTTACCAGCAGTACAGTTTCTGACTGAGGGTTGTCTGAAACAACTCCCTCTCTATCGCCGTGGCTCTTATTTGAACAGAGCACCGGGTCAGTCTCTTTCGCGGACTAAAGTTCTGCGCCACCAGTGTCTGCCACACTTTGTTCAGTGCGGGGTGGATTATTGCTGACGTTACAGGTAGTTTGCCTACTAAATAGTCCAACTTCTCAGCAATATGCCAGCTCGCGTGGAAGGTTTTAAGCGCATGTGCCGCTCTGGGATAATGGTCTTCCAGCCATTCTGTTACTGTACACTTAGCATCGTACTCACGGTAATCTTGTAATGCAGTTGCGACTTCTGGGTACGCGCCGAACATTGGCGTACGTGCCTCAAGTGTCCGTAAGGCGGTTTTGATCTCGCCTGGCTCGTAGTCATTCAAATTGAACGTTTCATGTGTCGTTTGAATCTTCGATTGCTCAACACTTACTTCGTACTTCCTACCCTTCACTTTCTTCTTCCATGTCTCCCGACACTCTTTCGCAACTACGGGGACGTCGTCCGCGACCAAGGTAGAGATCAGAGCTGCTTTCGCTATCTCATCCGCCCTTTCACTCCCTAGCGTTAGCTGGTACCGTTCACTGTAGTATGCAATACGTTTTTTTGCTCTCCAGTCGGTCTGGTTCTTAACCCTGATCTCTAACTTTGGAACGGTAACGTCAACTGCTGGTGAGATGCGATGTGATTGGGTCGTGCCACCTTCGATTCCCAACCCGCCCATGTGGATTGGTGTTGACAAGGCCTCTCTAGGTATGCTGTGATCACGACACCAACTGTTCCTTAGCGATCTCCAAAGTCTGTCGATTGCCTCTTCCCGGTGTTGTACTCTACGCTTCAACGTCCTGATTGTCTCGTAGATTGCTCTCACCACGTGGTCTGGTGTCCACGCTTCTGATGCCCAGGGTTTCCTTTGCAGCAAGTTGGGAAGTGCACGCATCGGGTAGCCTGAACATTTGTTGTTGTACCATACCCGCAAGAACTCCATTTGTCCATGCTGGAGCGAAAACTTCCCAACACCGCCTCTAACGCCGATTAGGTCGTAACCTAGCTTGAACAAGGCCCCTTTTGCTGCAGTATTTAAGAAGATTGCGCTGTCGTCTCCTCGTATGTACCGTTCGATGCCGCTCGTGTTTAC